GTTCCGGTGTCGGTGCCGAGAGAGAAGAAATCGCCCGCCAGAAGGCCCGTTGCTGACCAGCCGTCGGTGATGAGTGATGTGCCAGACTGCCCCGCCCCTTTGACTAGCGGCGTTCCAACGCCCGTGGTGTTGACGATGGATGGGTCAGCGAAAAGAAACCGCCCTGCCGCCCCGCCTAGTTCCGCCAAAAAGGCCGACATGCGCTGGCCGTTTCGACCGGTCAGCAGCGCGATCTCGATCTCGTATTCCCACCATGTCGCTCCAGTTATGCCCCAATCTTGGGTTTGGATGGTGCCAGTAAACGGCGATCGCGTCACCGAGACCCATCGCGCCAAGCTTCTGGTCACAGATCTGACATGCGGCACTGGCAAGGTCGCAAGCGTCATACCGCGTAACCCCGCTGGCGGGCGGCGGCCGTGGCCGCGACGGATTGCTTGACGATCCCAGGCGTCCGCCGATCCAGCTCTGCGGCGATCAGCTCATCGACGCCCTTCGACGCACCGCGCGCATCGATATTGTAGATCACCTGCGTCCCGCCACCGGCTGCCGCGACCCCGAGCTTGCCGCCGATGCGGGTCAGCGGCATGATCGCCTCAGGCCCCGCCTCGCCCATCAACCCGAGCCCGCCGCGCATCCCGAACATGGTGGGCTTGTCGACGACCCCGCCAGAGGCAAAGGCGGTGATCCGGCCCCGGTCGAAAGCGCCGCCATCGGCAAAGCCAAGCATCTTGCCGAGATTCAACCCGCCGGAGAGCGCATCAAGGCCGCTGGAAAGCAGGTTCGACGCGAAGCTCGACAGAAGATTGCTCAGGGCCTCGCCTGCCGAGCTCGACCCGTCGAGGATCGACTTGAACATGTCCTTGAAGCCGTCCTTCAGGTCTTCGGTGGTGTCCTTGGTGTCCTTGAGCTTTTCGCGCAGGTTCTCGATCGCCGTGGCCTGCACATCGTCTGTGATCAGCGCGGGGAACTTCTCATGCAGCTCCGCGATCTTCGCCAGCTCGATGTCGTATTTCTCGGCCGCAGTCCGGGTGCTGTCGAAGAGCCGCTGCGCTTCCCGCATGGCCGGGTCGACGCCGCGGCTGCCACCACCACCTTTGCGACCGCCGCCGCCCTTCTTGGGCTTCTGCAGCTGATATGGTTCCGGGAAATACTGCGATTTCCAGTAAGGATCGGTCTCGAACTGGCGAGGATCACTGCCCCGCCCGGCGCCGGCGCCGATGCGGCCGGCAGCGAGTGCAGCCGCATTGCGCGCCGCCAGTTCAAGACCCTCCGCAATGCTCCATGCTTCGGAACCAGCCGCAGCGAGTGGCGTCGCCATGTCGGTGGTCGCTATCCGATCCGCATTGTCGCCCGCATTGCCGAGCATCATCGCCATCGAACCGGCATCTTCGGAAAGCTTGAACGCCGATTCCCCCGCATTCAGCAGGCTGTCGGACACATTGTCGGATTCCCGAACGATTCCCGTGATGACGTTTGCAACATTTCGCGAAGCCTCGGCGATTGCTTCCGGGCCGTCCGCCTCGCGCCAGCTATTGATGGCATCGCGAATACGGATCGCATCATCATAAGTGACACCGAATTCCCGCTGCACCTTGCCCATCATGGTTTCCAGCTCGATCTGGGCACCAATCTGCGCGGTTGGGTCGAAGATGCCCGCCTTCAATTCATCAATGCGGGCCATCATGCTGTCGAAGTCGGCAAATGTGTCCGTCATCTGCGCCTTGGCCGCCTTGAGGCTGCGCAGATACTGTATTTCCTCGATCCCCAGCATCGCCGCACGAAGCTTCTTCACCTCTTCGGCCTGATCGCCAAACTCCCGGCGGATATCGGCCATCGGCTGCAGCGCGGATTGAAGCAGCGCCCGGTAGGTATCTCCGGCCTTTCCCAGTTCATCGAGTGAGGTCTTCAGCGCCTTCGCCTTGTCGGTCGCGCCCATGAAGTGGCTGATCAAGGGCAGGAACACGGCTGCAGCCGTCCCTAGACCAACCCCCAGCAGACCGAAGCCGCTCAGCAACTGCGGCAACTGCTGGGCCAGGGCGCGGCTGGCATCCGTGCCGCCGGCCACCTGGACCGCGAAGTCCTGCACCTGGAAGCCCAAGTTCTGCAAACCAGCCCCGCCGCCGCGGGCCCCTTGGTCCAACTGTCGGAACGCGCGTTCGCCGGAAGTGCCGATGTCGGTCAGCTCGGCCTTGACGACCTTGCCGCCATCGGCGCGCATCTTCACTGCGATCAGCTTGTCAGCCATCAGATTCGCTCCGGTTTTTCAGTTCACGCATGGCCACCGCCTCGATGGAGGGCAGCAGCTCTGCCATCACGATGGGCGACACCCCGAGGCATCGGCCCATCTCCAGTATCGCTGTCATGTCCCACCCGATGATGGCGCCCGGCACGGCCCGCAGCTGCCCGCCGGCGCGAAGCACCAGGTCCCAGATCTGGTAGCCTTCCAGCGTCTGCGGCTTGTTCAGGGTGTAGGCGCACTCAGCGCATTCGCTCGGGCAGGCGCGGCAATAGTCCCCGCCGCCCCCGAAATGCCACTCGGCGGTTGCCGTCAGTCTTTTTTTTCGTCCTGCAAGACCGACCACGGCCGCAGATAGCGCTCCTCGAAGGCGCGATAGGCCGTGGCGATGGTCAGCAGATTGTGTAGCCGCTCCTTGGTCAGCGGCAGCGGGTCGCCGTTCTCATCTCCGACGCCCTCCCAGTCATCCACCACCAGCTCCGCGATCTTCTGCGCATAGGTGGTGCTCAGTTCCGAGGGTGTCATGTCAGCGGAGAAAGCATCGCGCGCCGCGAACATGACTGCGGTAGTCAGCGGCCGGCAGAGAAGCCGAACCCCGCCCAGATCCACCCACTGCGGCTTCAGCATCAGGTCCAGTTTGATCATGATCAGTAACTCGTCACGGCGTTTTTCAGGACAGCGGTGCACATGGCGGTTGCGACGGCGTTGTAGGCCGCCTGCCAGGCGAACGTCGCCTGGATGCCGCCCGGGCCTTCGACCGAACGCCGCGGCACTGGCAGGTAGACCTCATGCGCCGTGATCACGAGGCTTTCATTGGCGCTGATCGTCCAGGAGAATTCCAGCGCGCAGGGGGTTCCAGCGACAGCCTGATCCAGCAGCACGGTGTCAGCGAAGCGCGCCGCGATGCTGCCCTTCAGGCTGGCACTGCTCGGGTCCGCGCCTTCGATCTTGCCATCGGCGCGGATCGTCTCCACCCGATCGAGGCCGTTCGAATAGGTAAAGTCGCCGGAGACGATATTGGCCAGCGCCACACCATCGCGCTTGATGGCTCCCTGGAAATGTCCGAACCGCTTCACCTGCGCCAGTGTCGCGGGCGTTCCGGCCTGTGTGGCCGTGTTGCGCGTCTCGCCCTGGGCAATCAGACGCGCGGTCGCCTGTAGCTGACCGGTCCGCTCCATCTTGAATTCCAGCGCATCGAGGCGGCAGCCTGCGAACATGCTGAAGGTTGGCACTTCCGGCATGCCGATCTCGATCGCCATCGACGGCAGGGTCAGGCCGCCGGATTTGAAGGTGTGGGTCTTCGGCGTCGTGCCGCTGGTGGTCGGCGCGCCGAACGCGGCTTTCAGCCAGTGGCCCATGCCATCCACGTCAACCGGGATGACGATATCGCCATCGGCGGTGATGGCGTCCTTGATCGGGGCCAGCGGATCGCGGCCATAGCCGAGCAGCTCGCTGTCGATCAGCGGTTGTTCCGAGCTCAGCCCGGCGCTGGCGAAGGGCAGCTTGGTGTAACCCGTCGCGGGCGCGGTGCCATAGACGGATTCGAACGCGAGCGCCAGTTGCGCCCGCGACCCATATGCGCGTGCCATTATATACTCCTGAGATTGGTCAGATCAGCGGATCTACGATGCAGTAATGCAGGACGACCGCAACGGTCGCCCCCTTGATGGTCTCGGACCCCTCGCCCGGCAGGTCGGTCGCCACCGGGGCCCCACCCTCGATCCAGTCGCAAAGCCCGCCCAGTGTCCGGTCAAAGGCAATGGCCCGGCCAAGGCCCGAGGCGAGCATGTCCAGAAGCCGATCGCGGTCCGCACCGGCTTGCACCAGCAGCTCGACCTCGGCGCGGTGCTGGTAGCACCAGGTCAGCGGGCTCATCAGCACTTCGGGCTCACCCGGATCACCATCACGCAGGATCACCAGGCCATCGCGCGGAATCTCCACCGGCAGGACCTCGCCGCGCAGGACTTCGGCCCGGGACAGATCCACATCCCCCGCGAAAGTAGCGCGGATCTGCGCCAGGAGCGCGGTCAGGATGTCCTCGCGGCGGCTCATCTGGTGGTCCTCCAGCGGGCGACAATCTCGGCCGGGATGCCCGAGGCGACAGATTCAGCCGCCGCAAACAGGTTCAGTTTCTTCCGCAGCTTGACCTGCGGCGTCAGGTAGAAGATCGGCACGGTCCGATTGCGGAACCCGCGCACCTTCTTCGCACCGAAGGCGGGCGCATGTCCGGCGCGCACGGTTCCGTCATCGACCAGCAGAGCAGTTCGACCGGCCCGGTAGACGAAGCGCAGGCGGCGGCCGGTCTTGTTCTCCCACTCGCCCGGAGTGATCCTGCCGCGACGGCCCTTGCCTGCAGATGGCAGCGGAATCGCCAGCCAGAAACCATTCTTGGCATTGATCACGGCACCCGCTTCATGCGCGCCGATGATCTTTGGGGCCTTGGTGTAAACCAGACCCGCTGCATTCAGGCTGGGTCGGTCGGGGTAGACCTGCGACCGCATGGTATTGCCAAGTCGCGCCCCAAGACCAGCAGATGCGACCTGCCCGCGCCAGTTCGCCTTCAGGGCAGCAGCGCGGCCCCGCAGCGTTCCGCTGACAGCCCGTTCACCCGCACGGATCTCGGCGGCCATCATCGCCTTCAGGTCGCCCTCGATCTTGATGTCAATTCTCATTCCGGCACCGCATCGATGGACCAGACCAGGCGTTCGCGATCGGCGCGCGGCTGACTTTGCACCCGGAACCGCTCGGCCCCGATCAGGATCAGATCGCCCTTGGCCGGGTCTGTGATCTCGGACACCCGCACATCGAGGCGCTGAGTGGCCGAGACAACCCGCGCCGCGCCATAGTCGACGATGTCGTCTGGACGCGCCCGGATCACGCGGCAAGGAATGGCGGGGGCGAAGCCGCCCCGCAGCCAGGTTGCATCCGCCGCCATGTTTGGATCCGCAAAGATCACATCCACGGCGGCGGTGAAGGCGCTCATCGCTTAGAACGCGCCGTTGAGGCGGACGCGACCGGTAGTTTCACCGGCGCCCGATCCGACCGCGAGCACAGCAACACCGATCTTCACGTTCGTGCCGACGGTGGTGGTGACGTTCTTGGCGGTGTTGTCCCAGTAGACTGCCGCGCCAACGGTCCAGGCTTGCGATCCCGGCTTCGGAAGATCGAAGACACCTGTGGTCTTGAACTCGGCCTCGATGCCGTTGGCGACATCCACCGCGGCGATGCCGAAGATGGCGCCGACCAGGGCGCCTTCGCCAGACAGGCGCGCATACGGCGCTGCGAGGGTGATCGTGGCACCCTCTCCCATGTAGTTTTTCATGATGTGCTCTCCTCGGAGCAATGGATGACGATGACAGGCGCGCCCAAAGCGGGCGCGCCCCAGATTTCACTCAGCGTCAGGCGCCGGGGTTCTTGGCGAGGCCGCGCCAGTCAATTGCAGCGGTCGCGAAGTCGTGGCGCGCCTTGATTTCCATGCCGTCCACTTCGAAGCCCATCCGGGTTTCGGTGTAGACGCCATCTTGCCCGTCCAGGTAGGCATACTCGACCGTGTCGATCCGGTTCGAGTCGGCGGCCAGGAACCACGGATCAGTGCCCGCAGCTGGGATCAGGCGCGGTTCCTCGATCACTTCGAGCTGATTGGCGAAAGCGTTCACATCAGCGGTCTTCGACGGCGTGATCGCGGTCACCTGCTTGCGCGCCTCGACCGCCCGATCGCCAGACGGCACCACCAGATACTTCGGCAGGATCGAGATGAGCCGACCTTCGAGACCTTTCTGCTTGGCGAAGGCCTTGTAGGCTGCCTTCAGCGAGGTCTCATCGATCACCGCCCCGGTCAGAAGGTTACTGTGAGTGGCGTGGAAAAGGGCAACGCCGTCCGACATCGTCACCGATCCGGTCAGGAGTGCATAGACCAGGTCGGACTCAAGGTCCGCCGCAGAGGCGCCAAAGGCTTCCGGCACCCGGGTGAAGGCCCCCATGTCATCATTGATGACCGTCTGACGGGTGATGCCGATGATCCGGCCATAGGTCGCAAGGGCATAGGTTTCCTTGCGGTCGCCCATGGTCCCATACTTGAATTCACCCGCCTCGTTGACCTTCAACAGGTCGGGCGCCCCTCCGAGCTGGGTGCGGCTGACCGGCTTGAAGTCCGCGATGGTCGCGCGACGCGCCCAGGCCGTGAAGCTCCGCGGGGTGGAGTCGTAAGCAGAACGCAGCGTTTTGTTCGCCACGTTCGCCAGGATCGCCGGGAAGTCGGAGGTGGAATGCAGGCCGGCGGACCGCATCTGGAATGCCGCGGTCGCAATTTCCATCCGCGACATGCCCCGGGTGGTCACTCCGCGCCGCTCCAGCGCATCGCGCGCCTGGTCGAGCAGCGACATGCCGCGGAACTCGCGGGCACTGTCAGGGAGCTTGTGGACGCCGGGATTGTGGCGGTGCATCAGTGCCGCGCTGACCGCGTCACGGTAGGAGATTTCCGTCTCTCCCGTGCCGCGGGCCTGGGCCGGGGTGACTTCCGACTGGCCAGCGCGGGGCGCGGCCGCCGCGAGCTGGTCCAGGATCTGGGCGCGGGCATTGTCCAACGTCACGCCGTCCTTGATCAGCTGCTCGCCAAAGGAAGCATCCAGACCATGTTGGCGAACGAGAGACGAAATGGTCAGCGAACGGGTGCGTTCCGCCTCGATCGCCGCCGCATGGTCAGGCGCGGCCGCGGGCGAGGTCGCACGAGCCTGCGCGCCTTCAGGAAGATCGGATTGAGCGCCGACCGCCGCTTGAGACTTGTCAGTCATGATAGTTCCTCGTGTGGAAGCCGCGGCTGCGGCTGGATCGTCCTGCCGGATCAGGACACAGTTGGTCAGGACGTCCGGTCTGCCGGCCTGATCGGCCGAGCGGATCTTCGCCCCTGCGTCGGCGGGCATGGCCACTGCCGAGATTTCGTAAGGTTCCCAATCGACGGCGCGCCACAACTCGCGCTCGCCGTCCTTCTTGGTGATTTCGTATTGGTGGACGACATAGCCGACGGAAACATGCCGGATGGTGCGTTCCAGAATGCGGTGCACGATGTCGGCAGCGTCGGCCGCGGAAGTCAGACGGATGCGGGCATGGCCCTCGTTGCCCTCGATCCGCACGGAACCTTCGACAACCGAACCCAGAACGGATTCAAGCCCCCAGGAGCGATGGGAGTCGAGAAACGGCGCGCCGCCATTCAAACGGTCCAGACGGACCGCACCAGCCGAAACAACCAGCTCTTCGTCGTAGTCGATCCGGTCGTCCCATCCCTCCCAGCGGACGCGCTGGACAGTCGCCCCGGTCGTCCAGACGATGTCGATCTCGCGATTGTCGGGGTCAATGGTATCCTGACGCACTTCTGCCTTCCGCCCAATCATGGGCAGCCGGAACGTCTCTCTTTTCATTCGGGTTACTCCGTCTGGTCGCCGGACTGTCCGGCATTTTGCTGACCGACAGCCTGATCGGATTGATCGGGTTGAGCGCTTCCAGCCTTCGCGACGCGGCGTGGATCGCTGTCGAACATGAGACTGGCAGCATCCGACGCCTTGGCATCGTCGATCCATTCGGCCATGACTTCTTCGGGATCGTATCCACGGGCCGCGATTTTCTGCGACCTGGTAGCAAACCCGGCGCGGACCTCCGCTATGTCAGCCTCGGCGTCCTGCTTCGGGTTGACGGACTCAAAACGCGGCGGCGCCCACTCGACCCCAATCGCACCATCGGCTTCCGGCAGCAGGCCCTGTGTTCGCGCTGCCAGAACGAACCAGTCCCATATTGGTTGGCAGAACATCGGTATCACCGTTTGCCACTGCAGCTGCTCAACCATCCGCCGGAATTCGTTCAGGCCAGCCCGCGCGGACGAGAAGTTCGCCTGGCTCATGTCTCCGGACATCAGCGCATATGGGACGCGAAACCCAGCCGCGATGATCATCATCTGCGTCCGGCTCCACTCGGCCACACCCCCTGCCGCAGACGGCTGGTTGAACTTGATGTCACGAGCTGCTCCGGCGTAGGCGATCATTCCGGGTTCGAAGCTTTCGATCTTCCGCCCCGTGGCATCACTTACCGACGGTGCGATTGCGCCATTGTCGACATCATCTCCGATGACGATGCCGACAAGAGCTGCTTCGGTCTTCTTGCGAACCAGCTCGGAGCGGTGCCAGTCGCCAAAATCCCGCAGGCCGCGCATGGCTGCCACGCCCCAGGGAACGCCCCGGTTCTGCACCCGCTGGCGTTCGAAGAGATGGGCGACCTTATCGACCGTTACGCGCTCGGAGACGAACCGCCTGGAAAAGGCGTTGGCCATGCCCCCCGGATGATCTGGGAACATCCAGTAAGCCACCCGGCGACCCGCATCGTCATACTCGATCCCCTGCGAAACACGCGGTCCGGCAGCGGTATAACTCATGCGTCCATCATCGAGATGGTCGGCCTCGCGCAGTTCGATCTTCAGGGGAACATCCCGGCCGTTTCCGCGCGGCTGGAACCTCTGCAGCGCCAGCACTTCACCGCCTTCGATCATCTCGCGGACCGCAAGTGCCGTCAGGCCGTGAAAATCGGTATGCCCGTGCCAGTCACAATTCCGGCAGAAAGCCTGCCAAAGCGCATTGACCTTCTTGTCCAGCCGCTTGTTTCCAGTCTTCGCTCGCGGGCGTATGCCGGGCCCGACGATATTGTTGACCAGAACCTGCACCGCCTGGGCCGCAAGTGGATCGTTCCTGACAAGATCGCGCATCCGCTCGCGCAGAATGCCTCCGGCCGCCGATATCTCCGCATCGGCCGAGGACCCGGACGTGTTCCACCCCTGCGTCCCACGGCCGCGCGATGCGCCGTCATAGGATCGCCGCAGATTGGCGATGGCAATCCGGGCAGCATAGCGCTGCGCGGCCAGCCGCGGTGCAACACGCGACAGGACCCCGTCCAGCAGGCTCCAGCGCATGTTTTCTGGATCTGCCATGATCAATCTCTCCGAAACGCGGCATAACCAGCGACAGGCGCGGCCCGGCCGCCATCGGCACGCATTTCGGCTTCTATCGTGCGGATGCGCCGCAGCAGATCGTCACCGGATGGATACTCCATGGTCTTGCCGTCATAGCTGACGCGCAGCGTGCCGGCGGCATACGCTCTGCGCAGGGCTGCGAGTTCTGTTTCCGTCCAACCTGCCATCTCAGAACCACTTCCCCCGTTGTGTCTGGTTCGACCCGAACCATCCTGCGCGGCCATCCTGTGGCCGTTCCGCTGGTTTCTTGCGTTCTGCAGCGTCCTGCGCCGATGGCACCATCGCCACCGATCCGTCGAAGAGGTCCGGCTGCGCCTCGGCCGGGGCCGCGCCGCGTTCATCGTCCAGCGTCGCCCATTGCTCGTCTGTCATCGAGGCCCAGCCCTTCCGGCGGGCGGCGGCCTCGGCGTAGTTCATCGTGTCGAGGCCTTCGTTGCGCCGGCCCGGCTCTGCCAGCTCCCACGAACTGGTCACTGCGCCGGTGCGCGCCCGCTTCAGCACCCGGACCTCCGAGGTGATCTGGCGGTAGTATTCATCCCCGAGTCCCCGGGCGAAGGCGACATGGCCGCGCTCGATCGGGTCTTCCTTGGCGAGCCAGGCGAAGAAGTCGGCCTTGAGCTGGCTCACGTTCAACATGAAGGCGCGCTTCTGCGCCCGCTTCGCCTGCCCGTCCTTCCGGCGCTCGAACTTCATCGGCATCATGACCGGACCGGTCTGCGAACTGGCCCCCTTGACCAGGATCACCCGGCTCCAAGGGTGGCGCTTCGCCCAGGACCAGACATCCTCGGTGTAGGTGCCCACGTCGACCGCCATCATGTCGATGGCGACCCGAAGGCCCCGCCCCGTCCGCCAGTCCGCCTTCAGCAGCGCATCGAGCGCCGCGCGGCCTTCCTCAGATCCGATCGTGTGCGGGATCACGCGATAGTCGATGACCCAGCGCCGATAGTTCCGGCCGAAGGCCACCAGGTGGAACTCCATCCGGTCATCCTGACAGTCGACGCCGGCCGACAGGATGAAGCCGCTGCTCGGCAGGATGCCCTTCGGCAACCCGTCTTCCTCGGACGCGTTCTCGACCCGGTTCCGCAGAGCCTCCCAGTCGGGCCCCTTGCTGGCCTGCTCGTAGGGAAGCCCCAGAACGTCGTTCCAGAACACCTGCTCGGTTTCAGCCTCGATGGCCGAGGACACCGCCTCGGCGGTCTGCTGGCTGGTCGCCAGCCGCGTCCAGCCCATGACCTGCGCATAGCTAACCGCGATTGAAGCCCAGTCACGCTGCGGCGCATAGGCCCGCCAGAGGTGAAACCCCGGATGGTCGCCGCGCTGGTTATGGGCGACCCAGCTGCCCTGCCCGACGATCCGCTCCTTGTCGCCGTGCTCGATCGCCGATCCGCAGGCCTCGCAGGTGAAATGCGCGGCATGCAGGCGCTCGGGTTCGATCGAGGCCTTGAAGTTCTCCCAGGTCAGCGGCGCCCTGTTCCCGCAATGGGGGCATGGCACATAGAAGTGCCGCTGATCCGAACGATCGAACGCCCGCGTGATGCGGCACGTCCCCCGGATCAGCGGTGTCGAGACACGAAGGATCTTCGCGTCCTCGAACCCCTCGGCCCGGCTCAGCGCCAGCGCCTCTGGATCGCCCTTGTCGGTCATCTCCCACTTCGACAGGTCGTCCATCACAACCAGCCGCCGGGTCGTCCCGGTCAGGTCGGCGGGCGAACCGGCCGAGGCGACCTTCAGCGAACCGTTCCGCGCCAGGGTCTCCTGGTTGAACTTCGCGTCCTTGTTCTCGCCCCGACCGTCGCCGAAGATCTCGCGCAGCGCTGAGGTCGAGCGCCGCATCGGCAGCCACTTGTTGTCGACCCATTCCGTCGCCGCCGACTGCGTCGGATGCACCACCAGGCTGTCGAGCGGCGTGTATTCGTGCCACGCGCCAACGGTGGGCTGGATGATCGAGACCGTCTTGCCCCACTGGGCCGATCCCCTGACCGTCACTTCCCGCGCCGGATGCTCCGGCGACAACACCTCGTGGATCTCCCGGATGAACGGGAACCGCGAAATCCGGAACGGCCCCGGCATCGGCGACCGTTCGTCGAAGGTAATGTTCTCTTCGCACCACCGCGTCATGTCGAACGGCGGTGGCGGTGCCATCACGCGGGCCAGGGCGGAAGTCAGGACCGCCTCGGCCGAGATCAGAAAGCCCATCAGATATCCGCCGCCTTCTCGGCTTCGGTCATGTCCGCCTGCCCGGCGACGTCGGCCAGCACGGCCACCCGCCCTGCCCGATGTTCGCGCCAGGTGGCGACCAGCTGCTGGCGCACCACCTTGAAGTCCACCCCGAGCTTGTCCGCGACGGCCCGGGCAGCATCGCGCAGCACCGTCTCGATCTCGGCGATCTCCTGGGCAATCAGCCGCGTCATCTGCCGCTGCGCCTCATCGGCCAGGACGTAGTGCCCCTCAGCCAGCTCGTTGTCGCGCCGGATGCGCCGCAGGTTTTCCTCGGCGGTGGCGATCTTCGCCAGCTCCAGCCGGTCGGGATCGGCGTCATCGAGGCGGCCATCCCGCCGCACCCGCTCTGGCGATGCCGGCACGATCGGCAACTCGGCCTCAGCCCTGATCTGGCGGATCGCCTTGCGGGTCTGGGACCCGTTCCCGAGCATCTGGCCCTTGTCGAGCCCCCGACCGAGCGCCGCGGCGCATTTCTCCAGGTCGAAGCGCCGCGCCCGGCCGTCGCCCGTGTAGCACCCCGCCAGCTTGCCCTCGCTGACCCACTGGCTCACCCGCCCCTTCGTGACCGTCAGGTGCTGGGCGAGTTCGGTCGTGGTCAGCTGGCGCATGGCTCCTGTCCGGGGTGGTCCTGTCGGGGTTTATCGAGCGACGGCTAAACACCGTGCTAGGTTTAGGCTCTGGTTTAAGTTTAGGGGCGCGAAACTCATGCGCTTTGCGCCCCCGTATACGGGCAGGCGCCGGAAGGACCCGAAGGGGTCCGCCGCGACTTCAGATGGCGAGGTTTGATTTAGTGGTCATCATGGGTGCACCCATGTGCCCGGCAGTGGGCCCGAAAAAGAGAAGCGCCCGGCAGGGCTGTTCCCTCCGGGCGCAATTCGGTCACATGCTTTATGTCAAGAGATTGAGATTCTCGTCAAGACCTTTTGATATCTAGAGCCATGGCGTCAGCGGCGGCATCGCATCCGTGACGGCGTGGTCGCGCAGACCCACCAACTTCAGATCCTGCCGCAGCCACAGAAGTGCGCCCCACCAAGCCAGGTAATCACGCCGCGCTGCGCCGATCTGCGCCGCCGTTGGCGACCAGGAACACGGGCAATACCGGACCTCGCGCCGCAGTCTGCGGCCCCGATGCACATGCTCTATGACTTCGACCACATCAGTTGCAGCGAACTGGCCGTGCTTCGTCCCTCGCCATCCCTTCGGCACCAGCTTCGGCCGAGCATCCCGCATCCAGTCCGGCGTTACCCCTGCCCGCGCCAGCTCGGCGATCCGCAGCGCCATCGCCATGCCTCCCCGCTCTGGCGCCAGCTGCTCCACCACGGAGGCGATCACCTCCGCATCCTCATGCGGGCGGCTCACCCCGATCGAGGTGTCGATCCGCACGCCGCCCAGACGCGCCCGCTGCATCAGGACGTATTCCATGCCGACCGAGGACACCGGCACCCCGCCCAGCTGAGCCAGCGGATCGGTCTCGATCCGGGCATGCTCGATCCCGAAGGCCCATTCCAGAAGCTGCCGCACACTCATCTCGCGCTTGGCCCGCGTCCGCGCCGCCCCCGGCCCGATCATCTGCACCACGCTCATGCCGCACCCGCCGTTGCTGAGCGGACAATGGCCTTTGCCGCCCGCTCAGCCTGGGCCCGTGCCTCCAGCCACTGCCGGTCTTCCGCCGACAGGTTGTCACGTTCGCGCAGCCGCTCGACCCGGCGCAGGTTCTCTTCCGCCGCGTCCCTGATCTCGCGCCTGTCCCAGTTCGTCAGCGGGCGCCCATGACGCCGCAGCCAGAGATACAGTTCGATCAGATAGCCCCCTGCCTCGGCCATCGGCCCCTCCTTCGAGGCAAGCCAGGACCGGACGATGCGCTTTTCGGTGAAGGGCCGCGCCTGAAACCCATCGGCCCATTGCAGGATCGCGACCTCGGACGGGCAATGCGCCGCTGCCCCGGCCTGCTCCATGATCGCCTCGGCCAGCGTCATCAGGTTGTCGGCGTCCATGTAGGCCAGCCGGTCGGCCAGCCGTTTCATCAACGCGTCATGGTCGGCCTGCGTCCGCCCCCGGGCCGGCTTCACCCCGGCCTGCCACAGACGGTCGACCAGCAGCTCGCGCACCCGGTCCCGTCCTGCCTTCCGATCTTCGGCTTCCATCGCACTGTCGCTCATCACCCGGTCCCTCAAGCTTCCCCAGCAATCCGCCCCATCCGCCTGATCCCCCGCCCGGCACGGAGTGATCTTTCTTTTCTCATCTTTTCTTTTCTTCTCTTGTCTATGCAGCACTGTGTCATTCTGTGCCTGCACAGTGTCATTCTGTGTCGCCACAGAATTGGCACAGAAATTAGCGGTGCGTTTTCACAGGCTTGCCACCCTTTCCGAACAGTTCTTCGCGCCCGGCCCACTCCAACGCACGCTGATAGGCCCGCGTCGTGCGGTTGCCGCGGCAGTTTTCCAGAAGCCAGCCATCCATCGCGTCAATGAGCATCGTGTCGGCCACCACATCTGCCGAACAGCCCAGCTCGCGCAGCGCTGAACCCAGCCGGCGCTTGCGCTCTTTCACCGCCTTCTCGGACGCCGCCGCCTCGCGCTGTTCCGTGCGGTTGATCGCGTCCAGCGCCACTTCCGTGACCACCGGATGCATCAGCCGCCGTTCGCCCTGGTCGCTCAGACAGGGGCGCCAATTGTGCAGGGGCGATGGATCGCGCCGCCGCAGGTCGCGCCACTGCGCCAGATCAAGGCGAAGAAGACGCGACAGCAGCAGGTCGTCATCCGGCAGCGTGCCCACCGGAGACTGCTTTTGCGCCAGGTCGAACAGCGTCCGCGCGATCCCCTGGATCTCGTAGCTGGCCGTCAGGTGCAGGACCGAGTTCAGCCAGCGGTCATGCCACCATTTGGTGAAGTAATGCGCTGCAAGACGGTGATCCGTAGCGATCGGATAGACCTCCATCTCACCAACCTCGATCAGCTGCGGAATTGCGGGCAGGCTCATGACGCCACCCCGCGCGGACAGGCGGTCACGACGCGCAGGATTGCCTCGCGCAGCGCGGCGGGCTGCTTACCCGGCACCGGCCAGTCGCAGCGCAGCGTGAAAGGATAGCTGAGCAGCATGTTGCGCTGCGCCACGCCATAAAGCAGCCCGGCGATCTGCCAGGGCGTCCGGCCGCGCGGATCGGTGTCGCAGCTGACCACAGGCCTGTCCGCGCCGGCAAAGGCCGCGACCAGCCGCAGCGTGGCGGCATCGGGACGCGAAACGGTGTAGGTGACCGCCTGATATGCACTCATGCCCGGCCTCCCGCCGCGCGCAGGGCATGCCAGCGCCCCAGCACGGTCTGGTGCGTCTTGCCCAAGACCCGCGCCAGCGCCTGAATGTCGGCGTAGCGCCCACCCGTCCGCAGCACCATCACGTCACGTTCCGGGGTCCAGAACGGATGCGGCATCATGCTGGGCACCTTCGGTTCGGCATGCCGCGAGTCCTCGGGCTTGTCCTCGATCCGCGCGCCGGACGGGTCGCGCTTCAGATGCCGCGGCAGCCTGAGCGTGGCGACCTGCTTGTTGACCTGCGGAACGCTGAGACCCAGCGCATCACCTATCTGCTGTTGAGTCGCGCCCGCCCACCACATCGCCTGGAACAGCTCGCTGTCGAAATTGCTCGCTGTCATGCGTAATCCTCCGCCCGTTCCAGGCGCTTCCTGCACGGCGCTATCCAGTGAAACCGGGTGGCATCCGACCGATCCATCGGCCGCCAGATCAACCAGCAATAGGCGGTCGCCGTCGATCCTTCCGGCGCCAGACGCCCCTTGTGCATGACGACACGCTCCGCGAACTGCAGAATGTCGCTGGGCGGCGTCGCCCCGAACAGCCGCTCATGCCGGCCCACACCTTCAAGGAAGGCCGACCGGACAATCACCGCAACACCGCGCCGTGATGTCGCCAGCGCCCGCGCGATGAAGGCCTCGGCCATACGGAAGGGCGGATTGGTGATGGTCCAGTCGACATCACCAAGCGGCTCGGGAAACAGGTAATCGCGCACCGGGAAGCCGACGCCGTAGTCATGCACGTCCGAGGCCTCGACCTCGGCAAAGTATTCCGACAGTGGGCGGACCATATGACCCCGGTTGGCGGCAGGCTCGCGCACCGCCATTGTCCCGCGCGAGATCGGCGCGAAAATCCATTCGCACAGCGCCCGCGTCGCCCAGGGCGGCGTCGGGAAGTCATCCAGGCTGTCGTGCGGCTCGGCCCGGCGTTGCATCACGGCGGTCGATCGGTTCTGGCCCATTATCGCACCCCCGCCACCGGCTGACCGGTCCATTCCCGGCCATTGCAGGTCACCACCACGCGGCCATCCGGCAGGGCGCGGACCAGCGCCCCGATCACGGTCATCGTCCCGATGGTGATGGTCGTCAGGCTGCCCGCTTGCGCCATGCCGCGGCCTCCTGTTCAGCTTCCATCGCCATCTGGGCGGCCACGATCCGCTCCATCGCCCGTTTCGACTTCCGCCGCAGGGCCTGAGAAATGTAGCTTTCGCCAAAGCCCAGCACCTTGCTGGCCACGGCCATCGAGGCATAGCTCGCAGATCCAATGGCGACCGGTCTCGCCCTGGAGGGATTGTCGCGGCGCGGGCCCAGACCCACGCGGTCCAGCGTCCCCTTGTGCGCCGCCTGCCAGACCGCAGCTGCAGTCACGCCAAGGGCTACAGCAGCCGCATGCGCATCGGCATAATCAAGGCCCCTGATGCGGATCGGCATCGGCTCCACGCCGACACGGCCCAGTCCGACGCGATGCAAGGTGCCGTTCCGCCGCGCCCGCCGGATCGTGTCCGGGGTGACACCCAGCGCCCGCGCCGCAGCTGGCGCAGTCGGATAGGTCACGCCCCGGATCTCGATGTCGCGGTAGATCGTCCGGCCCATCAGGCAGCCCTCTGAGAGGGACTGCATACCATGCGCCAGAGGACATCGCGGCGATGCTGGGCACCAATCAGGGCCGCATCGACGCCGCGATAAACCTGAACGGAACGGCGGGCCCCGATCAGGCGTCCTTCTTCTGACGCGCTGACGTCCATCGGACGTTGCACCGCTGGGTCCATTTTGGCAACTGAAAATGCCGTATGGCGACAGGCAAATGCCGCCATACGGCTCCCTCTCGACCGGGAGAAGTCGAGAGTTGTGACGACCTTCGCCCCGCCAACAATCCAGATGCAAGCCCTAGAAGATCCGGCCGGGAAAGCCCAATAGCCCGCCCGGCCGGCCCAGTTGGCCGCCAGTCGCGTGAACGCGCGGCACCGCGCGGCGGTAACAGAAGGAAATGAAGTCTCCCGGCCGCCGCTCTGTGCAGCACGCATGAATGCGCTGCTGGGATCAGCCTGCAATGACCGGCGATTCTCGGCAACCGGGTTTTTTCCCCAACCGGTCGGGACCCGTTGTAGATCCCGACCGGCCTGCGACACCTCACCAGATTCACCCAGACACTCGGAACGGTGTCGGCTCAGAACCGCTCGCTTGGGGAAACGAGCGCCAACTGCGGCCATGAAAAAGGGGGAAGACGGATGGCCACCGTCTATCCGGATGCACAAGGCATGATCCGGATCTTCATGCTGCGCCGATGGCCGAGTCGCTACAAGCAAAAAGCCGGGACAACGAATGAACGTCGTCGCCCCGGCCTCAGTCCGCACACTTGCTATCCGGCACCGCAAGCGGTGGGTGTGAACCGCTTCGGCACCACCCAATACCTCGATGGAAATGCCGCCGAGATCTTCTTTGTGAACCGATAACCGATTCGAAACAATGATCAGACCGGGGCGGCGGTCAGTTCCAACCGCACCGCGAGCCAGGTCCGCGCCAGGAAGCGCGAACGGGACGCCATCATTCAAAATTTTGAACCGGGGGGCGCCGGACATCACCGGTCCTCCCATTCGCGCAGGAACCAGGCCTGAGCATCCGGGAAGCGCAGGAACAGCAGCGCCGTCGCATCGCCAGAAGCCCGGTGCGTTCCCTTCCACCAGTAGAAGGCCGTGGTCGCGCTGACGTCGAACGCCAGCGAGACTTCGATGTGGCTGCGGTAGCGCAGTTGCAGCCACGCCGCAAAGCGCGGAGCAAACCAGCGGCGGAACTCATGCGCCTCGATCCCGCTGGACTTCAAAGTCTTGACCAAAGGTTTGGTCAGAAAGTTGTTCGCGGACTTTGAATGGGCTTCCGTGTCAGGGTTCGAAGGCACGGGAATCACACCCGTCGGGCAGCGCGCAGAAGCGGTCATGAAAAGAACCTCGCTTGGTCCGGGGACAGGCAACGTGCGACCCGGAAAGAACGTCCGTGGCCAATCAGCCAAACCACCATGAAAGGAACGACTGGATGGAAACTGCGCTTGTCACTCTCTTGACCATGGCCATCGGCGGCATCATCGGATTTCCCTTCATTCAAGGGCATCGCGATCCCGCCGGATACGCGAGAATTGTCGAGGCATATTCCGTCGTCGGCGGTGCCGTCGTCTTGGCCATCGTTTGCTACGAAGCCGGATACGAAGCCGCCGAACGCCGCATCACCATTGACCCCGACGCGCCGCCGCCCTGGCTGACGTTCGATGTCGCCGCCTTGATCGTGATCTCCTGGTTTGCTTACTGGGTTGCGCTTCGGGCCTACGGCCACCTGGCTGTCGGCCCCATGCTCACCAAGGCCGACCCAGACCGAAAAGAAAGCAGAGAAGAATGACCGGCCAGACAATCGCCTGGCCGACGATCTGGCAGACCAGCATCCACTTGGTGAACTGCCACAGGACGCTGCCTGAAAATATCCAATCACCAAGGCGGCGAAGCGGAGCGGCCATGACAGGGACCTTTCACGGGCAAAGGGGATACAGGCGGGGATCATGCGGCGTCCTCCGACCGGGGCCGGGCCGCGCGGCGGGCAGAACGCTCCCAGCTTTCGACCGGGACCGCGCCGCCGGTCAGGCGGGCAATGCGCAAGGCAAGGTCGAGGCTGGGCTGGCGTTTGCCACCCTCAAGCAATGACAGGAACCCGCGCGTAATGCCGAGATCATCCGCAAAACCGGCGCGGTCGACTCCGCTTTCTCTGATGTAATCTCTCAGCATGAGGCAATATTTACCAATGGTAACGTTTGGCAGTCAAGCGGCTCGTTTTCCGTTGGTAATTTTTTCGACTGCCAGTAAATCGACAGCGAAGGCTTCTCAGCCGATCAATGTGGCGATGAAGCTTCGCATCCGGGAAATCAGATTGAAGCGCGGTATGACCATCGCGCAGCTTGCCGAGGCAATCGACAAGACCCCAGGTTACATCTCGATGGTCGAGCGCGGCGCGAACAAGAAGCGCCCCAGCACCGAACTTCTGGCGGATATTGCTGACGCTTTGGATGTTCCATCCAGCTCACTTCTGGCCGAGCTGCGACCAGTCCCCGTTGTCGGCCATGTCGGCGCCGGTGCGGCAGTCGAACTGACCGATGCCTATGCCAAGGGCGACGGCATGTATCACGTCGCCTGCCCCGAAGACCTGCCCGCGCGCGAGGTCGTCGCGGTCGAGGTGACGGGCCAGTCGATGGAACCGATGATCCAGCCGGGCGACATCCTGTTCTTCACCCGCCACTTCCTGGGCGTCGATGAACGCGCCATCGGCAACGTCGCAATCTGCGAAACCGCCGATGGTCGCGCCCTGGTCAAGCTGATCCGCCCCGGCCGCGACAAGGGCACCTTCGACCTCTATTCGATCAACAGCGCCCTGAACGGCCCCGAATACGGCCTGCGCCTCCGCTGGGCCGCCCCCTTCCGCCGCCACATCCGCAAGGAGGATGTCGAAAGGATATGATGTTCCTCGGCGCCGAACCGGCCCCCACCGCTTCTATCAATCAAGGATTATCTCAATGCTGATCTTCATCTGGCTCGCCTTTGGCATCGTGACGGCGCTCGCCGCTCAGGCCCGCGGACGCAGCTTTCTTGGCTGGCTGGTCATTGGCTGTCTGACCGGCATCTTTGGCCTGATCGCCGTGCTGGTCATGGAAAACCTCAACAACCGCCCCGGCGGACAGGCATGATCGGGCAAAATGAAAGGGGTTTGGCATCATGAAGATGACTAACTGCACATTCGAGGACCTGGTCGAAATTATGGATGGTAAGACCTATGAGGATTGCAAGTTCAAGAACGTAACCCTGATCTACATGGGCGGGCCGCCGCCAACGTTAGCCCGGTGTGCATTCGAGGATTCAGAGTTCAAGTTCGACGGTCCCGCCGCAAATACACTCGCATTCTTGCGGTCCATGATGCAGCCAACAAGCGGCCTCAGAAACCTGTTCCTGTCCACGTTCGGCATGCCGATCGAGCCAGAGGGCGATCATGTCGGCACTGCCTAAAACTCCGCAGATTAGCCTTGCGTATAGCAATGATGGTAGCAATTTTGCCACAAACAACCAATATGAGCATCATGGCTCCAAGACCAAGATCGGTTTTGGCGGCGGATCTGGCGGTAATGGCATGGAAATCAAGGACTACATCGACGCGCAGGACGACAAGACCCGGGCACAGAACGATGCACGGTTCGCCGAAGTCATCGCGCGCCTCGAAACCATCTCGGCAACCATGATCGGGCAGCGGCAGTTTTGGGCGGCAGCATTTACCGGCATCGTCGCGACGGCGGGAATTATTCTCGCCGCGTTGGCTATATCTGGCGATCGCTTCGACGGCGGCCTTGCGGCGAACGGCTTGTTGGCTCCACTGCGCGATGAGCAGACGAAACGAGATGCCGTGCAAGACGCAAAGGTCGATGCGATTTTGCAGAAAATCGACAGTTTGGCTTCGAAGGTTGATGCTATATCCGTCAGGCCCTGACGCCCCACCGCCATCACCCCTCCCCAGCCCCGCCTCGTGCGGGGCTTTCCTTTTCCGGTCACCGGAAACTCCGGCGACATCACCTGCGACTGATAGCACGAATTTTTACCATTGGAAACTTTCTGCTTGACGGCAAAGTTTTACCAATAGTAATTTTCCCGCCATCGAAACCCGATGGAGGCCCTCGTGCACAGCCCCGAACAGATCCTCGCCGCCCGCCGCCGGTCGCTTGACCGCGCGCTGGCGCTTCTCGCCGGGCTGCTGACCGGCGTCTCCCTGGTGCTGATCACCGATCTGGCCTTCCCGGCGCTCGCCGCCTGGCAACTGCACGGGGGGCTGTGATGAGCGGTGCATGGAGGCCGGGAGAACGCTTTCTACTTGCGGACCCCGGCGCAGAACTCAGTGACTATGAAACGATCGGCATCCTCGCGGACGAAATAGGCCGTCTTCGGGAGGAAAACGAACGGCTGCTAGCGTGGATTGCGGGCGCCTGCTCTGGCGGCGCGCAACGGGGCGGATCACGATTGGTCCGCGTCTCCGGCTTGCCGCCCGTTCTGGTGCATCGCCACCCTGACGGTGCGATCCGCTCTGTCACCATTCTCGGCGACCCGGAGGCAGCGGCATGACCGGCGTCGCGCGACAGCTAGAGATCGCGGAGAACAGTCGGCAAGGCCTGCAATTCGCCGCGTTCCCCCTCTGGAACTGCGGCCCGCGCCGCCAGCAGGGCATCCTTTGCATTGGTGAAGGACGCCAGCTCCTCCAAAAGAACCTCGCGCGTCGGCAGACGCTCATGCCACGTCGAAATACCCGGTTTGAAGGCAGGGTTTATCATCCGTCCGTGAGGGCTGTTCGGCCCTCCGCGTATGCACTTGGCGACCGCCTCGATGTCAGTCAGGACCTTGGCAAGGGCAGCCTCAGCCTCGACGTAGGCGCGACGCGCACGTCGGTAATCGCCATGCAGGCGGTCAGTCTCATCAGAATCCACGGATACGCTCCTTTCTTGGTGTTGAAGGAAGGGGTGTGGCGGGCCGCGCCAGCAACG